CAGGACATCCTGTTTATGTCGTTTTTGAACTCGACAATCGGTATCCTGCCGATCATGTTCGGCATACTGCTGACGATGGCGCCGCCCTGAATGGTGTAGATCCTGTCAGCCGTGTAAGCCGTGATGCGCTTGGTTTCCATATCAGCCAGCACCGTGTAGGTGACAGCCATCATCTTCCTGCGGTAAGCATCGTTGGCGTACACGCAGTAGGTGTTCAGCGGATTGAGGACCACAAGGTCGAAGGGTGCGACATCATCCGAGTCATCGAGTTTCGGATAGGCCATCATGTAACCAAGACCCATAGTCTTGAAGTCATGTGCCATCTCGATGTCTTTGCCGGGCTTGCCCTGCTCAAACATCATCTCGTTCAGCGTAGCCACACGCTTGTCATCCTGTCTGGCATCGGCTCTGCGGAAGTCATCCTTTGCCCTCTGCACGAACATGATTGGCGTTGCGAACTCGTAGCCGATCTTGAAGTCCGTGATCATCTTGGCATAGTTGGCACACACCTTGACGTTGATCTGCGGTCTGACATCCTTCACCCGGTAGAAGATGGGCTGATCGCCCTTCTCATACTCCTTCAGGTAACGCATCTCGATGCGGTTCGACTCATGCTTTACCATCGTGTTCGTCACGATCTTCAGCACGTTCTCCGCAGTCAGGTCCACCGGGTCATAGTAGATGACATCTCTGCCCTTGAACACGGGAGACTGCGCCACAGAGTAGCTCGCCTGCTGTTCAGTTGTGCTGTTTGTGGTCTGCTCGTCTGCCATGATATTTCTCCATATACGCCAAAAAGCAAGGTCCAGGCGTACTGCTGTCCTTGTTTGTCACGTTGCTCATCATAAGTGTGCAACAATTATCTGTGACATATCGGACAACTTTAGTTTTTCTCCAAAAATCTTTCGAAATGCTTGCGGACGGAGTCCTCAGTGTTGTTGCCACCAAGGCTCTGAGCTATCTGCCGCCATGTCATCTTGTCGATGACCCTCATGCTGATGAGCCTACGGTCGAAGCTGTTCTCTATCCCGGCAATAAACTCGATGACACCGTTGAGGGTGTCCTCTATCTCCGACTCAAGGGATAACAGCGTGATCTTTCGGGTATTCAACAGGCTCCTCGTCTTGGAGAAGTCCCGATAGGGGAAACCGGTGATGGTGTAGTGCTGTATGCCGCCTTCACCGCCGGAGACAACGTCAGTCACCTCGCCCTCATCAATCAGCTTTTGCAGATCCTTCTCAGTCCTTGCGATCCGCTCTTTGACTTCCTCGACCTCTCTGAGCAGGTCGGTGTACTGTCGCAAAACATCTTTCCTCAAAACGGCCTCCTGCCAACAATCGTGGGTATGTCATCAGGTCGGGATCTCCATTTGGCGAAACTGCTGAGTCCGTCAGGGACATCATCGTGTTTGTTCTTGCCCATGGCCGCATGGCCCAAAAGGAACTGCATCATGACACCATAGTCGTCATTCGGCTGATACAAGCTCCTGTCACGGAAGATAACGTGCTGCTTCACCCACGGCGCATAGACGATGATCTGCGTCTCCTTGTTCTGCGTGGTGTACTCCTGAGTGATGTTGCAGTAGCCATTAGCCTCTTTCACCCGGTTGCTGACCTCAAGAGCCACACGGTCACCGCCGTTGTTCGACTCAAACTTGCAAGCCTCGACATGATGGTCAAGCAGGATCTTCGTAGACCGTGCATACTGCGTCTCATAGTTGCTGTCATTGGAGCAGATGTCATCGACCAGATAGTAGTCATCGCCGTATTTGTAAAACACCGGCTGGAAGAAATAGTCAGTGCCTTTGTTCTTCGTGTCGACCACAGACAGGATGGCATCAGGCTTCTCCAGTGGCAGTGTCATGTATCTGCGGATCTCGTCATCGTGATACAGCAGTCCTTCTCGCTCTATCGGCTGGTTCATGAACAGACAGCGGAAGGAAACATCGTCCATGCTGTTCTTGATGTCGTTGAAGTACTTGGTGCTAAAACCAACACCGCCTGCATACTCAAAATTCGACTCGCCGTGTTCGTCCAAAGCAGGGATGGCTATGAACTTCGCCCTCGGATTGTCAGCATTTAGGCTCTGGAGCCGTCCAATGACATCATGCACACTCCATCGGGTAGCTATGTGCAGCTCCTTGGCTTTATCCTTCTTCCGGGTCTTTAGATCCGTGTTGTATGCCTGCCAAAGTTTGTTAAGGCGGTCAGCACTCATGGCTTCTTCGATGCCGGAACACAGGTCATCGGCACACAGCAGGTACTCACATCTCGTTGTGCCGGTCAGGGAAGCACCTATCGCTCGACAGGTCAGGCTCTTGAACCGCTTAGGCTTGCCGACATTGATGGTCTGGTCCTTGCTGTTCGTGTCATTGCGCTGGTTGAATTCGATATCGGGGAACAGGTCGTGCCATCCGTACTCATCAGGGTCGCAGATGATCTGACAGACACCGTCATACAAGGACTTGGTCATTGTGCCTGAGAACGATGATGCCAAGTTGCATTTCTCGGGGAACCACCCAAGGATGCCTGACAGCAGGAAGATTTCAAGAGTGCTCTTTCCAGTGCCAGGAGGAAAACTCAGCGACAGTAGGTCCAGCTTGTCATCCAAAAGGTCCTGAAGTGCCTGAATGACGCCAAACTTCATGAACACTTTTCGGCGAGGCTCATAGAAACGTGTCCCGGACATCCTCTTTCGCTCCAGATAAAGCATATAGCTGTCAAGCACCATGTGCTGCGCCTCGATCTTCAGCGTCTCCCAGTAGATGCCGCCAAGATTGCCATTCTCCTTGCGGATCATCGCCTGGACACAGCTACGCTTGATGTAGTCAGTCCATGACAACAGCCAGTCCCTCTGAGGACCGGGTTCATATGTCTCATATGTCCTGACATAGTTCAGGCAAAGCTGATGCAGATAGTTCAGCCTATTGGCTATCGGCCATCTCTCCCGGACAGCTATCTTCCGCATCTGCGCCTGATACCACTCCTGACTACCCTTCTCAAGCATACAAAAAAGCCACTCCTCCTTATCGTGCTAAGAAGTAAGTGACTCTGTTAAATATTTATGCCATTTCGGCAAGTGGTGTCAAGATAAAATCTATATTTGGTGCCTAAATCAGCTGTAGGATGGCTATATCTTGGGGTTTTGGAGTGTAGATAGCTATTATATATACCCTCTTAGAGGGTGTTGTTTTTGTCTGAGGGATACTTAGAGAGATAGATGTTATATATATCCCTTTTGGGGGTATAGTATATAAGCCTTTTTTGGCTTGGGACAATTTGGGAGGATAATAATATATATATGCTTATAGCTTTTTTGTTTTGGATGTATAGAGAATGTTGTGTATGCCCTTTTTGCCTCGGGACTACTCGGAGGGATAACTAAGACCCGGGCCGGATGGCCCGGGGGACCCCTCCCGGGGTCCTGGTGCCGGGTCAAGCGGTCAAGACGTTCGTGCGGCCGTGCGGCCTGTTGGGATCTTCTGCCGTCATTCCTTGCGGCATGATCACTATACAGGCAGACAGGCAGACAGGCAGACAGGCCGGGCCCGGATAGTATAGGGCCCGGGGTCCTTTTAAAATTCAACTATTCGCAAAATTACACTTTAACGAATAACTAAACACTATATCTTGTGGTTGTGTATATATAACTATACAAGTAAACAATATATATCAATTCCTGGAGCCATGCCTTACCATTTACCCGGGCAATTCGGGCGGCGTGTCCTGTACGGCGATAGACTCCAGTTGGTCAATATCCAGCGCCGGGGCGTCATTCGTGGCCGTGATATGAATGTTGGCCGTTTCGCTCCAGCCTTTACGGGCTTTAAGATAAAACATGGTCCCTATGGAGTTAGCCATAGTTACGAAAGTAGCTGCTGCGGACTCTAACATATCATACCATTTTTTGACTATATAATAGTTATTAATATTAACTGTATATCCTCTAGCTATAGTATTACCTGTATATATTTCATATATAACATTCCTATCTACTTGTATAAAGGCAGTAAATCCCTCTATAGTAGGCAAGACTCCATAAGTATATGATAAAGGCATATATATATCAGTAAATATTTTATCTAATATAGAATAATCATATATCCCATTCACTAATACTATATATTTATATAGCAGTTTTCTATATATATATAATAACAATCCTGTAAATCTTAAAGGATCCTTGTATATATTATTATTATCATTTGGCAATCTATCTATGTATTCATCACATAGTGATTGGATGTCCTGTTCTGTTATATATCCATTTGATGTATAAAGAATTAAACCCGGGATATTAGGCGTATCCGGGTCCGTGGGTGCTCTTTCTGCCTGTACAGGCATAGCAGTCCTGTTGATGTCTTCCGGGACCGATTGCGGCGTCCTGGAGCTGCTCTGCTGCTCTTCTGTTCTGCTATTCTGCTTTCGTGCCATAACTCAATTCCTTTTCTTTCGGGATCCCATGTTATACAGGGGCTTAACGTCTTCTTTCGGGCCGGTGGTCGTGCCGATCGGGCTTTACTTCTTGCCTGTAATAATACCATGCCGGCCTAATTGCCTTAATAACTTTTACAGGAGTAACAAAAAAGAGCCCTGTACGGGGCTCTAATTCGGGCCGGATCTAAAATCAATCCGGGCTTTCGGCCTGTTCGGCGGCGTCTCTGTCTGCCTTGTACAGGTCATTGAAATATTGGTTTAGGCTCTTGCCGGTCCGGGTCTTGATCTCTTCTTTCGATCCAGGCGGTAAACTGACTGTAAAGCGCTCAAATTTTGCATTATAGGCGTCTACAGCTTTTCTCACATAATCCGGGGTCTTCTTTTTTGGCATATCCTGTTTTTCCTTTCATTGGGTGCAGATGTTTATATATGGCTCTTCTTTATCTTCTCATATAAACAGCTTATTTTCAAGCGATCCGTCAAAAAGAATATGGTTTTTATATAATATGCATAACATTGTACAGCTATACAGTGTTTATTTTGGTGCTTATTCCAATATTGCCTATATGGTGCTTATAGCTTACACTATAGTTAGTTGTTAAACATCTTATATATACGGCCGGGGGCCGGGAAAAGGGGTAAAAAATGTTACTTAGAGTTTTAATCGATTTCCTTAAAAAGATCGGTCTGAAGTTTTCGGATGTATTCGGGGCTTTCTCTTCTTTCGTGCGGCGTATGGTCCGGGGGTACACTTTCCTCACGGTATCGGATGAGAACAAAAAGCTGCAGAAAACAGCAGATGTCAAGTATATCATCTGGAATCTTCCAGCGGTTAGGACTTGCCCGTTCCGCACGTCTATGTGTGAGGCGGCCTGCTATGCAAGGAAAGCTGAAAGAGCTTATCCCGATTGTCTTCCTTGCCGTGAGCGCAATTTCAAAGAATCTTTGAAAGCTGGATTCACTCATAACATGGTGGAAACAATAGCAGAACTTGCGGACCGGCGCAATTATAAAAAGGCCGGGCGTGTGGTGGTTAGGATCCATGAATCCGGGGACTTTTACAGTCCTGTATATGCTGACAAGTGGTTAGCGGTTGCCCGTGAGATCCTTAGACGGGGCTATAAAAACGTGGTCTTCCTTGCCTATACAAAAAGCTTGCCGTACTTCCAGGGGAAAGAGATTCCCGAAAATTTCAAGATTCGGGCATCGGTTTGGGCGGACACAAAGCCGGAATTGCTGGAAATGGCAAAACAGTATCCAATTTACACAGCTTTTGCCGGTCCTGTGGTTGATGAGATGGAAAAGGCCGGTGCTGATTTCTTCCGGTGCACTTGCGAAAATTGCAGCACTTGTGGGGCCTGTTGGGATGATAGCAAGCGTTTAATCATTGTCCCGATTCATTGACACAAATACTTCTTCCCGGGTTCGTAAAAGCGGCCGTTAAAGGTGCAACGCCTTTATCCGGGGTTCATGAAACAAGTAAACAGGGCTCTAATAGAAAAGGGGTAAAGAGAATGAAAAAATTTGAAGTTGGCAAGTCATACGGCGTCAATGATGGCCGGGGCGGCGTGGTCACTGTAGTAAAGCGTACAAAATGCTATGTAACTCTGACCGGGGATTATACAGGGCGGTATGCTATCCGGGTATATGGCAATCGGGGCTTTTTCGGATTGGGTGAGCATTTACTTCTTCCGGGCGGAATTTTCATCTTTTCCGGGCGTGTGGTTGTTCGGGGCGGTGTTGTCGTTCGATTTGCTGAAAATTAACAGGGGTGCAATGATGATTGATTTTAAGACAAGGCTTTATTGCCGGGCGGCCTGTTCTCTGATTTGCTTAATGGATTCGGCCGGGGTAGCTGATTTTTACATGGTCAGATTGTTTGACTATATAGCAGATAACGAGTAAATAGGGGGGTGCACAAATGGCATATTACAGGGATAACAGGGGGCGTATTGCTAAGGTTCTTATCACGGTAAGCAAGGTTGCTGTGATGTTTGATTGGAGCACGTTCTTTTTCGATTCGATGGAATCTGCTAACAGCTATCTTTTAGCGCAAGGTTATTACAGGTAATAAGGGGGTGACGGCATGAAAAGAAAAAAAGATCCTCGTTTAGCTCTGTTTGTGGGCTGTCCGTATGGATTGAAGAAAAAAACACTTAATCTGATAGACAGACAGTATCTATCTTTAAATGATGCCTTTGCAATTGTTTGCTGTGATTATGCAGTAAAGGGTTCACGGCTTTGGTGGGCGTGGTATTTGTCAGATTTTCGGGAATTTATCCCGTCCGCATATATTCCGGAATATCTCAATTTTGACAAATATCCTTTGCGTTATATCGAGACGGCGCCGGGCGTGTTTGGGCATAATCCGTATTATGATTGATCTATCGGGCCCGGGCTTGCGTCCGGGCCTTTTGCGGCGTCCCTGGATGGCTTGCGGTCCGTTCGATTCGGGCCGGGCGTCTTCTCTTCCTTGCGGTCTTGCCGTGGGAATGATAGCAGATTGACAGCTTTAACAGCGATCTCTAACAGGTCCTTGCTCTTATAGGGGCCTTGTTAGGCTTGTCTTATGCCGTGCAGCAGATACAGCGTTTACAGGGCTTTACAGGGGCTTTTGTGCCTTTGTGCGGTCTTCCTATAGGGTTGTGCTGTTGCGGCGCTCTAATCAGCTTGTGAGTGCTCACAGGGGGCTTTTTAGCGGTCTTCCGGGCTTGTCTGATTGTATCCGGGGTTAGTCACGTTTAAATGAAACGTGCGATTTTTGCCCTGTACGGCGTTTTTGCTGTTAGCGGTGTGAGTATACCATAACAGGCCGGGCGGCTCTTCTAGGGTCTTCTAGGGGCTTGTTTGAGCGTGTACAGCGTTCCGGGGCTGTCTGCATAGCAGATTTGACCGGGGCGGTCTTGCCTTTATGGCAGCTTGCCGGTGCTCTTCACTTGTCTGCTTTCGGGGCTTGCCTTGTCTGCTGACGGTGTCCGGGTCTGTCAATCCATGCCGGCGGCGTCTTGCGGCGTCTTCTTTCGGGGACCAGGGCTTTAGATCCGGGGCCGGCGGCTGCAACAGGTGGAAGCAGAATTTCCCGGGTTCACCCCGTCAAAAAGTCAAACTGATTTTCAGATTGACCGGGGGAATTTTCGGTTTTCGATCCGGGCCAAAAAGTCCGCAACACTTTCGTGTGCGTGTGCCGGATGGTTCCAGCTTTCGGGGCGGTGGCTCTCTCCTGTCTCCAGTAAGGGCGGCAGAGATCCGGGGCTTGACCGGGAGAAAAAGCTGAACAGGGTTTAGATCCGTGCGGCAGATTTTGACAGGGTCTGAAGTTGGTCAGGATGTTCGAAACTCTCCTACGTGCGGCATGATGGTCTTCAGGCTGACCGGGTCGGCGAAACTCTTCAGGGTCGGCGGAGCTCTCCACAGGGTCTTTATATAGGGCTGGGGTCTTCTGTCTGACCGGGCTGTGAAATTTATGTTTGAGGATTTTGTGGCATCGGTGCTATGCTTAGATTGACCGGGGTCCACTTGTCCTCCCTCGGTCACAAGGTGCCTCCTTTAATTGCAGTACCCTTTTAACAGTTTCATTTTTTACTCCTTTCAGGTTTAGCCCTCGGTGTTTCACTGCCACCGGGGGCTTTACTTTTGCCTTCCTGGATGTCAAGTTGACGTGGGATGCCGTTTTTACCCATTTTTTCTGATTGCTGTGTTTAAAATGACTTCTCGCAGGGTCTTGGTGGTATAAGCGTCCACTCTGACCACGGTTCAGAGAAATTACTGTCCTGTGTGGGAAAAATCAGCAGATTTGGCAAACTTCATTCTGACCACGGTGTGCAGCTCTTCCGGGGTCTTCGGACTGACCGGGATTACATGATGCCGCAAAAAGCGAAGTTGACCACCCCTCAAATTTTTGAAATGCAAAGTTGACCACCTCTTAAAAATGCCAAGCTGACCACGGTTTAAAAAACTGAAGCTGACCACCTCTAAAAAAAACAGGATCTGACCAGGGCTTAAAAAAAATTCAGGCTGACCAGGGCTTAAAAAAAATTCAGGCTGACCAGGACTCAAAAAACTTAAAAAACTTTCTCTTACCCTATTGCAATTTACGCAGATATGCGTATAATAATAAGTGTAAGGGATAGTAAATCAAATCGGGGTTGACCACCCCCTCAAAAATTTAAAGGAGGACATCATGTACAGAACTTTCTTAGAGCTTCAGGGAACCATCGAGGACGTTGCCACCCTCAACAAGGCCATCGAGCAGGAAACGGACATTCCGGATTTCTTCGATCCGGACAGCAACGAGTGGAAGGCGTGGGTTGAGTACAAGGACGGCAAGACCATCATCCTTGAGGAGTCCGCAGACTGACACACAAACAGTCACCGCAGCCGGTGCTCAATCAGGGTTCGACTCCCTGATGCGGTTTTCGAAAACAGAAATTGACCGGGATCTAAAACAAGGAGGACGACATGAGGGACCACATGATTGATACCATCAACGAACAGCTCACCGAGGCTGTCAACAACATCTTCCTGAAGCTCCAGGAAGAGCACAACATCCCTTCCGGGGAAATCGGTTTTGACCGGGAGTACGACCTGAACGAACTGGTGGAGCAGCTCGCAGAGCTGATTGCAGACACCGTCACGGAGCAGATGGAGAGCTAATGAGGCGGTCAGCCTCAGGAAGGAAAGGAGATACAAGATGAATAAGGACAGAGCGCTGGAACTCCTTGCAGGAGAGATGTTCGAAATGGTTTCCCTCGGATGGACCGATGAGGAAGCCAAAGCTGACAAGGAAGCCTTCTTCGACAGGCTCGGTGATTACACCAACGGCCTGACTGACGAGGAAGTGTGGCAGACATGGGAAAACGTTGTTGGCGAGGATTTGATCCGGGTCCGCACCGAGGAGCTGTACGATTGGATCGGCCACGATCACGACAGCATTGAGAACGACAGGAAGCACGACTACCTGACGGAGAACCAGGGCCGGGACGGCGAGTGGTATCTGTGGTACATGGACGAAGTCGACAATGCAGCCATCCGCATCAGCGATGGCGAAATCATCAGCTTGGAAGAGATCGATGCTCTCTTCTGCTGAAAAACCAAGTTGACCAGGGTTTGCGAAAGGAGAACAGCACAATGTTTAACGGTGATAGCTTCGGGGCTGACTGCCCTACAAACTGGGAAGAGATAGCAGACTATCTCAACGACAAGTACAGAGAACTCTACGGAGACGTAGAAGACAGCGATCTCGCTGAGAGACTGTGGGACGATTACTGCATGGGGCATCTCGCTGATGCTCCTGAGGCAATCTTCTGAAACTCAAGTTGACCGGGACTCAAAAACATGGAGGACACAATGAAAAACATCATAAGACAGGCTCTTGACAACGAGCCCAACATCTGCCTTGTCATCGATGTCAGAAAGGCAGGGGGCGTTGACAATCTCACAGAAGATCAGGCTCTTCGGCTTGTGAAACGGTACAGGCTGAACGAACAGCCCACCGTGGATCCTGACGAAGCCGCATATACAGAGGCAAAGCGCCTCATGGACGCCATCCGCTATTGGGAAGGGTGTCGGGCTGAAATCGGCGAGGCTCACGACTTCGGCGAGATGTGCGGCTACGATGCTTCTGGGGATGCAGAGGCGCTCTCCAGGTGCAACAGGGAGATCGCAGCTTGTGAGGCACGAATTGCAGAGCTCAGCGAGGCCGCAAACAGACACGCACGTTTTATCTGGGGCAAAAACTTATTTTGACCAGGGCTCACAGAATGGAGAAGGACATGAAACTGCACAGACAGAAGTCAGGGAGCTACAAGGCAGACAACGGTCTGCTGATCAGGCGTCAGGATGGCGCATGGTTCGTCCTGACAGAGGGATATGAGATCCTGCACAAGTGTCCCTCTCTCGCTGATGCAAGACACATCGTAGGGTTCTATAACACACAGAGGGACATCACAGATGCTCTGATGCTGCGGAGCATGGGAAGGGGGATGGCGTGAAGGTTCAGATGCTCAAGATGAATGGCCGGACGCAGTTCACGGTCATCAACGATACAGACAACGACTGTTCAACGCAGTACCTGCTCTATGTCCACCTGTGGAGACAGGGGCGGAATGGATACCGCACAAGACGCAAGTATCTTGTGGCCAAGTGTCCTGACATGAAGCAGTGCCTTGCATGGATCATGGACATCCTGCGTGACGAGAGCGTCCTGCGGAACGCAATCAGCGCAAAAAAGATATATGCCAGCTAAAGGCATTAGGGGCAGGAATTTTAGAGGTTCCTGCCTCAAAAAATGAAACTCATTCTGACCGGGGTTTAAGATTTTTTCAGGAAGGAGGACATTGAGGGTGAGTCGAAAAAACTTCCTCGTGCGTGACGGATACACAGTCACGATAGATGACGGGGACGAGGAGATGTACTACGCATATCTCAGCAAGCCAGGTTGGGGCGAGGAGGAGCTGTATGAGTTTCCCAAGTTCGCCACCACTTATGAGCGGTTTCTGGAGGATGCTAAGACATTCATCCCTTCCTGCATCGATGTAGTCGAGAAGGATCGTGAATGGGAACAGATTGTAGAGGAGGCTAAAAAGAATGGGATTACGGAGATACTTCAAGTATGGGATGAGGCTCAGGGACTTCGCTCCGATGTGTCAACCAATGATGGGATTATTGACACATGAAGATGATGTCAGCGGTCGGTATCATTGCATCCTGACCTACAGCAGGGCTCTGACGCCTAAGGAGATCGCTGACTATGAGTTGGACGACCTGACGGCGTATAAACCGCCAAGCTGCAAGTTCCAGGAACAGCGCCAGCGTTTAGGGTTGTCCCTCAAGGATATCAGTGACATGACAGGGATATCCCCCAGAACCATGGAAAGATATGAGAGAAATGACGGTTTCCTCAAATGCACCGTGGAGAATGCGGTCAAGATCGCCAAGGCGATGAACACCACGGTCGAGGACCTGATCTAAAACTCAGGTTGACCAGGACTAAAAAATTCAATATACTGACATCAGATTTGTCTGTCGGGGGCTTGACTAAGTGGGAGGTCAGGCTCCCATTCTTTTTGCCCACAAAAAAGGCACCCTGATGAGGATGCCTAATCTGCTCCCTGTTTCATTTCTACTCCCCTCAAAAATAAAAAAGTCATGTTGACCAAGGGTTAAAAAATCCAATAAGCAAAGTCACATTCACTAACATTACCATAGTCATTATCAAAAACAATAACATGGTCATTATCATGACCATAATCACTATCAGTATTGTGACTTAAATTAATTATAACCACTTATAAGTACTTACAAGATTTAATCATCTTGTAACAATTAGACGAACGGTACCTCGTCAGGATCGTCATAATAATTGTTCTCGGCGGTCGTTTCCTGCGGAGGGTTCTGAGGAGTCAAGCCATACTGCTTCAGCGTCTCCGCCATCTCTTTGTTCTCCTTCCTCATCCGCTTCATCTCTTCCCAGTACTTTCTCTTCTTTTCGCTCATCTTCTCGCACTTGTCGGAGTACTTCTTTTCGTTACCGACCATGAAGTGAGAAATCTGCGTCCAGAAGATGTCTAAGATAACATCGTCATCAAAGGCAGTGTCCTCTCCGTCCACAGCAAGCCTGAACATCGCTCTGACCAATTTCTGGCACTGATCAGGGCTCACTTCAAGAAACATCTTTTCAAAGTTCTTGTGAATTAAAAAAGTGTCATGTGTCTTAGTTGCCATTAAAAAAGCACCTATTCCTTCTCTGCAATAATCTTGCCAACGCAAAGAAAGAATGGTACACTTGTCCCATGAGAGTCAGTGCGTAAAGAAACCTGTTCTTTCTCTACGTCAGGAGTTCACCTATTGCAGTAGGTGGACTCTTTTTCTATATGTCTACAAGTCCATTATACAGTATGGTTATAGGCGACTACAAACAAAAAAGGCACCGCCTAAGCAGTGCCATGCCAGTCAATAATGCGTCCCGAATATCATCAGCCCTATCCCGGCTAAGACAAGTCCTGCTCCTGAACAGAACAGCAGGGCTCCAAGCTCAACTAAAAAATCCATGTTGACCACCTCTTCAATACGGCAAGTCGTCTTCCACTCCATCGTCTTCGGGTTCTGCGCCTTCGATGCCGCTGATCTTCCTGAGGCTGAATGCGATAACTGACAGGCTCATGCGGATAAGCCTAAGTTCCCTAAGCATCTGTTTCTCCAAATTCATGTTGACCACCTCTCACAAAATCCTGTCCCAAGACTCACTTGCCCATTTCACCACTTCAGATGCGGCGTTCCAACAGGATATCCCTGCATAATGCCTGATGACCGTCTTATTGTTTGCAATCGTCCAATCATTCCGATTGTACTCGCTCGGCATCGGGAGAATGTGCCCCTGGCAGAGATAATTGAACACATCCTGTTCCACATTGTGGTATTGGTTCGTGTTCAGTTCCTGAATGACATCATCGACCATTCCAGTCTCACGAAGCATCTTCAGGTTGAACAGGCACACGCCAATGTTTGTGTAGATGGTTTCCCACCGTGTCCTGTGCGGCTCGATGGATGCGGAGAAGTAATACCCCGTCATGTCCCGTTCCCACAGCTCTGAGATGTCTTCCTCGACCAACGTGTCGCAATCCATTGAAAGCACCACATCGATGTCTTGAGGAAGTATATGGGCGAGCGCAGCCCTCATGAGTGCAAGGTATGTGTATTTCGATTTCATGTTTGGTCCGTCTGCCCTGAAAAATTTCTGGCCTCTCACGTTGATGCATTTGACCATGTCAGGGAGCCAGTACGGCATTTTGTCATCTTCTATCAACAGATAGATGACATCGGGCTTGCCGTTCTTCAGCATTGACTTGATCGGCCCAAGCATATCACGATACAGGTTCCTCGATCCTGCATATACAGCAACTTTTTTCATGTTGACCTCCTCTTATCTTTTGTCCAAAAGTGTTACAGCCTTGTTCAGGTACCAGTTTGCCTTCCTGATGTCCTCTTCGCCGTTCTTCTCGTTATGCCGCCACAGGTACTTGAATGCGTTGCACACACAGAACGATGTCACAGCCGCAGCTCCCTGCGTCTCAATCATGGCATCGATGCACTCAATGCTCGTCTTGGTGTAGTGTGTAGGATGGTTGACATTGTCATCCTTGGTTTCATCCGCATCCATGAAGGGAATGCCGCACTCAGGATCGTCATCTTCATCGGGAGCCTCTTCCCAATCCTCAAACATGATTTTGAGATGGTTGTTCTTGGCACAATAGTATTCAGCCAAGGCATCCTCACTGTCTCTCCATCCCTCAAGCACATAGATGGCATCACAGTGCTTTACAAGGGACAGGGCAATGTCCATGAAACAGCTATACGGAGTGTCGAAGGGCAATGTGTCAAGCACCCTGTCAGGGTTTACAGGCGTTAAGCCAATCTCACTCAGGTAGCACTCGGCTTCGCTGAACCGTTTCTTGTGGTCGCCATCCATAGGACCGCAGATAAATGTCTTCATCTCATCTCCTTCTTCGGAATGCCATACACACGCCAAACACAACGGTCAGCATGATTAGTGTACTGGCAACGATCATCGCAGAACTCCGCTTCTTCGCAGTACAGACAACACGGAGCGACTGCCCCCTGGGACTCACAGTCGTTGAATAAACATTTCCTCTTGGCATCCTCATCACTCATACCTTTGTCCCTTCTGTGATATTGGCTTCTTTTGCTGTCAGCTCAGACATCATGTTGATCCCGGTCCTTTCGTAGCACTGCTCAATGATGTCAACCCCACCGGGCTTGATTGCATCATAGAAATAATCCTGAGTCTTGGAAAAGAGTTCGACCAGGGTTTCAAAAGCCTTGTCCTCGTCAGACTCATCAATCAGACCCATGTCGCATACAGCCAACGTGAATGCCGCATAGCACCGTGATACGGTTTCAGTAATCCTGCGGCGGTTCCGCTTCTCCTGCTCAATGAAAGCGTCTCGTTGGGTCCTCATCCTCGATCCCATCCATCAGGTCCTCCATTGTGCAGTCGAAAAACTTAGCCATCTGATAAAGCTGATATGCTGTGGGCTGACTCACACCCTGAACGATGTGTATCACCCTTGCGTTTGTCACACCAAGATGCCTGGATAGCTGCGCCTTGGTCTTGCCCGTCTCGCTCAGGAGCCTCTCGATGTTGTCACCTATCGCATCAATGTTCATTGGATAATTCCTCCAATAGCTTCTCTGCGGCATCGATATGTCTGCCAATCTTCTTCAGGTCGTACTCATAGCAACCGTCCCATTCGCCCTCTTCATAGTTGTATCCGCTCACATACCGATAACCATTGTTGCCGTCCCCAAACTTGAACACCACAAACATTGACGGGGATCCCTTTTGCCCAGAATATGCAACCACATCACCCACCCGGATCTCGTCATCCTGAAGCTCTGACAGCTCTGTCCTCTTCCTGCCTTCGGCAAAACCCTCTTCATAACCTCGCTGATATTCGGCCCCAGACGCCTGTTTGAGCAGGTTGCTCGTAACGTTCAGCAGCGTGTTCATTCTGCTGACCTCAGTCTTGAGCTCTTTGTTCTTGGTTATCAGATCACGGATAAGCTCTTCTGTATCGGATAAATTGAATTCGGTCATGTTATTCTCCTTTCATGTATGCTTTGCACCATGGGCAAACGTCCGGCAATGGATCATGGTTGTTCGCCTTGTTGTGGCAGCACGAACATTCGTAAACATCCGCAACGAACATCTCTGATTTAGGATGCGCACGAGTAAGCCGCACATTGCTGTCTACAAGCATCCATTTAGCTGTTTTTCGTCTCATCCGTTGTAGCTCCCACAAATCGGGCAAAAGATGTCCCCGTCCGACTCCACATATTCGCCTTTACAATACGGGCATATAACATACCCACAGTGATATTTATCTGGTGACGGTTTACGTATCCACTTCCCCCTCTTCCGCATCGGCTGTGCGGAGGGGACTGTTTCGAGAGCGAGAACATCCGCATCATATTGGTTCCTTGCTCCCAGCTCATAATCACTTTCGACCCAGACCATCGGTCTTTCGCCAAGCGCATCAATCGCCGCCTTGCGGCTGATAAGGTCATCCATCGGTTCTCCTTTTCCTTTCCGCAATCAAATCCGTTTTCCACTTCAGCCACCCAGGCTTGTCAATGCGCTCATCTCCGTACAAGTGCATCTGCTCCTGAAAGTCGCAATCCTCAATCATCACGGATAAGTCTTTATCATCCAGTTCTCGCAAATGCGATCTGATAATGTCTCGCACTAAGCCGGGCATATATGTCTGCCGTCCGTGGCAATAACGAATAGCGCATATGGCAAGTGTCCCGAAATCGTCCTTCTCAAGTTTGCTCATCTGTTCTCCTTCTCGCATTTCCACAGAACCACGCCCCTGTGGGATACATCTGCATTAGTTCGCATCTTCCCTGTAAGCTATCTTTCTGCTTTTCCCACCAGTCACAGTCCTTACACCTGATGATCTCGGGTTGCGCGGATGGCAACCGCCCGATAAATTCAGCGCATACCCTATATGCCGCATCTCCAATATAGTCTCGTTCGTCAGTATCAGGCCGTAAGTGCTCCCTTTGTTTATTGATGCGGTCAATCGCCGCCTTGCGGCTGATGCAGTCATCTTGCAGGGCTTTGCGCTTCAGTTCGGATTTACTCATGACTTCTCCTTCTTTGCTTTTTCAAGCTCATATTCAAGCTGCCTGCATCGTTTCTCATAAAATTCTTTCCAGTACACTTCATGCCCAATCGCATCCGCATATAGTCTCTGATACAGCACATCCCATCTGAGATTGTCGCCCATAAGGATCATGCGTAGTTTAATGAGGCGATCCTCAAGTGCAACGAAATAGTCCTCTGTGAACCCCGCATCTCGTAATTCTTTGTCATGTATACTGCTTGAATTCCAAATGTAATGCGTATAATAATCGTCCGTCAGAGCTGAAACTGTATCTATTGCCTCGTTAAGCCTACCCAACAGCATTACACACTCTAACGGTTCGTTAGTCTCCGAAAGATATTCACCAATTGCATATTTCCGGGCCGCATCTCTCTGTGCCTTGTTTTTTGCCGCCGATATAATGTCTCCCTCTCTGCTCATTCCGTCCTCCTGTTCCATATCTCCATCATCGCCTTCATTGGCACCTCGCATCTGTCGTGCGGCCTGAGTTTTATTCTCGTGAAACGGACGATATAATGACACTGGTCACACCTGATGCCATCGGGCACAAGGTCGATGTTGAAGTTGTACTGAACCGACCGCCCACAGAAAGGACACGGCTCTAACCTGATGTCTGTCATCTCCCATCGTCCTCCATTCTCTCCAACAGTTCCCTTATCTCATACAAGGCCTGCTCATAATGCCACAAGTCCTGGTGTTCGGACTTGCCAATGTCGGCGGATAGGTTAATCAGCCAATTTATTGCTTCTCCGCAAGTCATTCGTCCTCATCTCCTTCCTCTACGGTTACCCACCTTCATCCATATGGTTTTGGGTTTAATACCTGATCTGCGTGTTCCCATGTTCGTTTATCCAGTCGATAACCTCTTTGTAATTCAGACCACCCTTGTCCCAAGGACGCATGATGTAGTCGTACTGCTTGGGGTGCGTATGCTTCATCAACTCAAATCGACCATGACCGGGTTTTTCAAGATGACAGCCAAAGCCACAGAACATACACCCCGTTCGCTGTGCTCCAGTAGTCTTCAGGCACGGAGCGCCTAAATCGAACAGCCCAAGATCCTCAAAGTCAAGCTGACCTTCGACCTCATTGTCCTTGACGATGTCACCATAAACTTTCGCAATCGGTAGTTTCCTGTCCCACAGGTAAAGCAGAACATCCTGCTCCGTCCAAAAGGACATTGGGTTGCTGATTGGGGTCTTCAGGTCGAATGCGTTGCAGCCATTCTTTAACCACTTCTGAGTCCTTAGCATACTTTCGCTTGCCATCTGAGCTGTGATGCCGACTCTCCCTGTTTTCTTTGTGTAATCATGAACAGGGTTCTTCTTCATGACACGACAGCAAATGTTTGAAATCAAAAAAGGAGCATCAAGCAAAAAACTGTACTTCTGCATCGAAAATTTGCTTCTGTCCTTGTTAGGGATATTCGCCTTTATCGGATGCTTCGGGTCCCTGGTCAGTATTCCCAACATTATTGCCAGTCGCTGATTTTGTCCCCCGGATTTTTGGAGCATCCGCTCGTTTAGAATATTCGCCAATTCCTCTAAGCTTACGCCACTTGCTGTCCACCCCCCCCGTGTCGGATTTTGCATACTCTTCAAGTCCGCACAGTTGCTTATACTTTTGCCAGTGCCACTTATGCCGCTGTCTGTCTGTCTGTCAATGCTGTTTTCTGCGAGGATATCTGTCAAGTATCTTTTAGCAGCATACGCACATTCCGAAACTTCCTTGGAGATGAAGGGGTAGCCGTACTTCTCGATCACTTGTCGGAACGTGTACCTGGGCTTCAGCCAGTCAACATTGTCGAAGGTCTTTACGAAGTCCCTGATTTCAGGATATTCAAGTCCTGTATCGACAAACACAGCCTTGATGTCTGGATACATCGCCCTTGCGATATGCAAAAGGACTGTGCTGTCCTTGCCACCTGAGAAGCTGATATAGACACCGTCTACACCGAAGTGCCCTACCCATTCCCTGAGCCGTTGTTTGGTTAACTGGATCTTGATTGACAGCGGATAGCTTTGGAGCTCCTGAAGTTCCTGTATAGTATGTCTGCTTTCTGCCATCCCGTTCACTCCATAAAGTCCGCACAGACTCTCATGTGCTCGACCGCCTCAAGCATATCTTCCTTTGTGGCTCCATTCGGGATGTTCAGCCGGATCTCAAGCGAAGAGTCATTCTTGAGCGGAAAACGATAGGTGCGAATGTTGTAGTTGCGCTTGTAGCCTGTATCAATGCCACCTGGATTTGTCTCGATGGCTCCCTGCCTTGTATATATCCTTGCCATGCTTACCCTCTTTCCGTCCTCGGGAGGACTTTATAAACAAACTTTAGCGGTATGCCAGTCTCATCGCTGACTTCCTGAGGAGTACGTTCGCCTCGTCTCCATGCAGCTAAGATTTCCATGGTCTGGTTGCCCGTAATCCTCTCACAGTCTTCCATGTGCCTGCGGCGACCTGTGCGCTCCAGTCCTTTGACATATGCGACCACTTGGTTCATGTCATAGTCGTAGGTCTTCAGCATCCTCGTCATTGTGGTTGCCGCATATCCCATGATCTCAGCCCACTCAGCGGCTGTATGAGACTGACCCTTGTATTCATAGGTGTTTGGCTTCGACATCTCGCACCGCCTTAGTTGACGCCTGTGCTGCCGATACCACCCTTCCTGATTGCGGATGCGTCATCATCCGTAGTGATACCGTGCATACTGAACACTGCCTGACACAGCCTGTCACCTGCCATGTATCGAACCATGTGCTGACCTGTGTTCATCAGCGCAAGCATCATGTCGCCCTCGTTCTCAGCGAACTGGTAGTCACCGTCAATAATCCCGGTTCCATTGGTCAGGACGATGCCATCCTTGATGCCTACGCTTGACCTGACATACATCTGCAAGTGCCATGCGTCCATCTCGTCTTCGGTAAACACCACCTTGATGCCCGTGGGAATGACTCGCCGCTCTCCCGGAGGGATCATGATGTCAATCGGAGTGCAGATGTCATATCCTGCGCTGTACAGCGTTTTGCGTTTTGGCAGCTGGATTGCATCATACGCTTCTTTCGTGATGCTCCCAAGGAAACTGATTGGTCTGTACTCCATCATGTCCCTCTGGAATGCTTCAAAGCTGACCTTCTCAAATCTCAATAGAACTCATCTCCTTTCCCTGATGGTTTCGGCAGGTCCTTCCGCTTCTTGCCTTTGAGCGGCACCATGTACTCAGCAAGGTCATCCTCAATGCCGTGGATATTGCGATAGATGATGTCAAGCTCATCAACGCACATGAGCATATAGCTCCTGACAAACGTGAATGCGGATGTCTGTTCGTATTTTTCGTGGAATATCTTTGCAAGCCTCCCTGAGATGTCTCCCCATGCGGTTTCGTGAAATTCATCGTTCAGGATCTGTATCATCGCTGGCTTGAAGATGGCCCAGGTTTCCATATTGCCTTCCTTCGCCGCTTTCAGAAATGCCGCAGGGTCCTCAGTCCATACCTTCGGCGGAGTCCAGTGCTTGATACGTCTGCTTGTCGGCCTGAGGCTTTCTACCCATGCCGGATCCGCTTTCAACAGCTCTGCACGACACATGGAGCAGTATCTCTCACCGTATCTCTGTGCTGTGTTGTGCCATCCTATCCTCAACGTTTCCCGGAAGAGCTCATCGCCCTGTTTGCATTTTTCCAACCAGACTTCGATAGGTTCGTTCGGGTTCCATTGCCGTAAGATGGACACGAACACTTTCCACATAGCGTTGGATGCCTCTGTAAGCTTCTCCACATAATGCGGATCGATATCATCCAAACGGGTTATCACTTTCCACCTCCTCCAGTGTTTCGACTTTGAAGTTGACCTTCAGCTGTTCCTGCTTTGGCGGCATTGGCAACGGCTCCAGCTTTGGTAAGGACATCTGTGTCCCTACGTTGTTCCAGCCATACACGATGTTCTCCTCAATGCTGTTTTTAAGCCTCTTAGACTCAACTTCGTAATACAGCGGAACAAATACATCCTGAGCACCGCCGTCCCTGTCTTTCACGATTTCTATTACGTTCGTGCCGTCATAGATTTCGTCATCTTCCTTCCACCCAAACATCTCTGCTGACATTCGCTTGAAGTCATTGTTGTTCCTGTGAACGATGAAGGCATCATCAACAGCGTTGCCAAGATCAGCAGTGCCTGAAATGTCATCAAACCTCAGGAAGCCATGTGCCTTCTTGGGGTGTGCCACAAAACAGATGTGGACCTGGTATTTTTTTGCTGTCTGTGTCAGGTTCCACACAAATGCTGTCTGTGCCGACCACTTGTCCCTTCCCATGTCGCTGATGTCGAATGCCATCAGGTTGTCCAGGATAAGCAGGTCGAGTTTCTTCTCGGCGATCTGACTGATGAACTGTTGCATGACTGCCTGATAGTTGTTGCCGTAGTTGTTGTTGTACAGCCACAGATGACCGTCCAACCATTCAGCTATCTTCTCCTGATACTTCCTTGGCGTATTGTAGAAACCTTCGTACTGAGACGGCTCTACATACCCTTTTCCAGCAGCTTGCAGGTTCATCCAGTCCATGAAGTTTCGCTCTGTCAGCTCGCCTGAGTAAAAGCCTACGTTGTTTCCCTTCTCCCTTGCATACAGAGCAATCTGTGACAGTACTGAGGACTTCCCGGATGCCCTAAGACCGCTCCATACGCTGACATGGCCTTTCTTCAGACCCCTCATCTTTTTGTCGATGACCGTTATGCCGGTCCTGATAAACGATGCCTCAGGAGCCTTGCGCTCAAGTATCATCTTCGGACTCAGGAAGACCGGCTCGTCCTCTGTCGGTTCGATCTTCTTGGGCTGAGCAGGTCTGTTTCTGTTGAACTGACCGTACATCTGCCGCTCTTCGTCCTGCCATCGCTTTTCGTAGGCGTTAGGCTCGTACTTAATCCGAACGTCCCTAAAGGTCTTGCCGGCACAGGAGTTGTGAAAGCAGTGATAGGCGATCGCTCCGTTTGCCGCTTTGAAGATGACTGCATCCTTGCCTTTGTGGTTCTCGTTGAACACACAGTGATCTAACACATATTTCGTGCCGCCCTGATAGGGCTCTGCCTTGTAATTGATGCCGTACTTCTGCAACCATGCCTCAAGGTCAAACCTCTGAGGCGAATAATTGTTGTAGCGCTGTGGCTTCGGAGGCTCATCAGGAATGATGGATGCCAGTTTCTTCAGGTAGGCAATGTCGGTAGGCTTGATGTCCGCATACTTCTCATAGTCACCGATGATGTATGACATCCTGTGAGGACGCTCCTGAGTGCTGGTGCCCTTCTGAGCTACACAGCCGTAGAGCTTACATACCCTTGAAGGGTTGAAGTTCTTCAGATCCACCTTGACCTGCTCTGTCGAAAACATCGCATCGAGTACTGTCAGGCATTTCTTCAGGAGCTGTTCTCGCTCGTCATCCTTTGCCATGTTCACACGATAGAGCAGGTGGACGCCGTTGCCGCTGATGGCTCTGACAGGCTCCTCAAAGCCAAGGTTCTTCAGGCTGTAATAAATCTGGTTGCCGACATCCTTCGCCGCTTTAAGCTCTTCCTCGGAAGATGATGTGTCAGTAGGTCTTTCGGGATCCAGGTCGATGAACAGCCAATCGTACCCTACGACATCTTTGTCACTGGTTGTCGCTTTACTCTGCTTCTCAAAGTGGTCCTTCTGTGTCCGGCTGTAGCATCCCTCGTCCAATGCGTTAAGTGACAGGTAGACGTTGCATCCCTTCGGGTTGACCCTGTGTAATGCATCTATCAACGTGTCGGCATCTCTGAAGTATCCAGACAGCACTGACTTGTTGCCGTAGATGACCCTGACCTCAAAAAGCTGATTGTCAGGCTTCAGGATCGCTATGGTTTTTCGTATCTCTTGCTCGTTGAAATAACTCATCATTGTCTACCGTTGGTTGGTTTCTTCTCCAGCTTCTTTTCCTCGGCCCTGTTGTAGTTACCCTCTAACACTTTGGGAAAGTTACTCGGCTTAACAAACCAGTCGAATGTGATCGTCCAATCACGATTGTTGTTGCCTTTCAGGAAGTCACTCTTGCGGATGTTATCAATTGCCTTGATGACTTCGTCAGTGCCATACTCCCTTATCCTTGCCCTTAACATCGATCCTCTTTTGGATGAAGCACTGACCCTGGAAACAGGGACAATTCCGTAAGTCTTGAGTGCATTCCAACAGTTTACGATGATGTCAATATCGGATTTGCCGACTCGTTCGTCAGACTGAGTCTGACAATCTAATACGTTAGTATTAGATATATTATTATTAGACTTACCTATACTATCCTTACCTAACCTAACCTGTGTCTCCGAACCGTATCCATCATGTATACATTCTGTATACGCCTTGTTCTCTTTGACTGTGAGCATGGACTTTTCTTCCTGATACACGGTTGGCTTGTACCTGTCTGACTGGATGTAGTTGTGGATCTTCCAGTGCTTTATGACCACAATGCCTGACTCAAATGGGATGATGAAGTTTTTCGCTATCAGCAGCTTCAGGTCATCCTCTGAGCACCCAATCATCCGCTGTACCTTCTTCGGATTGTTGATAAATCCATCGTCATCAGCCCTCATCGACAGGTGAAAGTACAAAGCCTGTGTCGATAAAGGCATATCCAAAAACGCATCACTGTCAATGATCGTCTTGGCAAACATCCTTCGCTCTGCCGTCTTTATCACTCCTTCCTCATCAACAGCTCAACGATCCTTCTTCCGCTTTCCTGCGGTGTGCAGAACAGGAAAGTTACACCGTATTTGGCTTGCATCGTCATACAGGCTTTCTGCAAGCTGATCCCACGGGTGGCTCTCGGATATTTCTGCTTTCGACCTTGCATGATGAACAGTCTTGGATTTTTCCACAGGTGAAGCTCATCCAGGCTCCGTATCGTAGGCTGTATCACGTTATCCCTGATGTGACCGCCGATGTTCTCGGTCA